AGCGCTCGCCGTCAGGGCTTTTTTTTTGCGGCCTCCACTGCGTTGAGTAGCCCGTCAAGCCCTTCCCCGTAGCCGCTTGACGTGGCCGCAAAGCCCGTGCCGGTCGCGTTGGTGACGGGTTGCTTCGGGATAAAGTCGTCCTTTTCGTAGCCGCGCCGAAGCAGGAGCTGCTCGGAGATGGTGAAGTCGCCAGCCGTCGCGTAGATTTGATCGATCTCTGCCTGCTCTTTGGTCGTCTCAGCAGGCTTGGTGAGCACAAAGCGGATCACCTCCGCGTCGCTGCCGGGCAAGGTGTTGACCTCGCTGATCCAGCGCAGGATCGTGTTGAAGCCGTGCTCGACGAGCGATTTACCGACCGCGAGCGCGTCGTCGCGGATGTCCGCGCCGGTCTGCGAGCTGGCACGCGCGCCCGAAGCGTCGTTCTTGTCGAGGAGTTCGGTTCCGAGATAAAGTTTGTTGATCTTGCCGACGACGAGCTTCTCAAAGGCGATGTAGGTGTCGCTCGATGAGCTGCGGCCTTTGTTCTCAACGAACTCGATCTGCGTCCCCTCCTTGAAAACGGCGGCGGCACGGTTGCGCAGCACCATCAAGGCGGAAAGCGTCGCATCCTGGAATTTCTGGTCGGCGCTCGACGGCACCTTTCCAATGATGAAGTCGTGGCCGAAGCGCTCGATGAAGCGCAGGAGCCACTCGAAATTCGAGTACAACCCCATGACGTACCAGTAGAGCGTGTCGAGCAGGCCGACGCCGTAGGGGTTGAGGTAGCTCGCCTCGTGCTGAATGAGCAGGAAGCTGCGCGGGTACTCGCTCTCCGGGTCGTCGCCACCGCAAAGTACTCCATCGGCGACGCCCTGCTTGCGCAGGCGGAGCCGGTTGCCCTGGTCGAAAAAGAACCATTCGCGCGGCTTTTCCTCAATTCGGATCGGCAGTATCCATTTATCCACCTTGCCCCACACCACTTCGAGCACGGCGTACCCGTACTCCCGCGCCGAGACGATGCCGCCGATGATGCGCGGCAGGTCGAGCGTGTTGAGCACGCCTTGCAGAAACTCGGCGCGCGCGCCCTGCGTGGTGCTCTGGCTCAGGTCGGGGATCAGCGCAGCGATGCCCGACTTGTAGTTCAGCGACGCGGCGGCCACGTCCGGCTGGCGGCGCACCTGGTCGAAAGCGGTGATTGCCTTCGAGATGGTCGTGAGCGTTTTGCTCGGATTGGTGAGCTGCGCCGTGGCATTCATCAGCCCCTCGACGAGCTGCCTCGTGGCGATTTCGCTCGCGCCCGGAAGCGTGGAGAGGATCGGGTTCCCGTTTTTATCGAGGATCATTGGCGGTACTGGCTAAAGCTGTTGATGATGTCGCCCGCGAGGCTGCCGAGCGCGGAGAGCAAGCCGCTCGGCTGCTCCTGCGGGAGCGGTCGATTCGTCTGCTCGATGATGTCGTCCATGCTCCCTGTCGCGCCTTCTGCGGCGTGGACAGCGAGCGCGATGGCAGTGTAAAAGTCGCCGTGACTGTTCTCGTCGGTTTCGTTCTTTCCGGCGACATACCTGATGTTCCCGGCGTCGGTTTTCTCTTTGCGGATCGAGTGGAAGTCGTCGCGGATCGTGTCGTCTGCAGGGTAGCGGAGCATCTTGTCGAGCATCAGCCGCAGCACGGCATAGGCGAAAATCTCTTTGAGCTTGAGGCTCGCGTCAATGCGCTCGACGGCGTAGGAGCCGTGGCGCTCTTGCAGGCGCTCCGAGGTCTCGCGACCGATGCCGCGATTATCGATGCACGTCCGGCGGTGCTTCGGAAGCTTGATCCACTCGCTCACGCAGTCCTGCTGCACCTGGAAGCGCATCCCGTCAAGCGCCACGATGGCGCGGACGAAGCGGATTCCTGCGAGATTTTCGAGCAGGCAGATGACGGTGTAGTTGACATCGCGGCCCACGTCCTCGCCGATGTATAGCTCTCCGACGGCGTGCTGGTGGGCGTGCTGCGCGACCTTGCGGAAGTACGCGAGCGCCTCCTGCTCTTCGCCGCTGCCTTTGAACTTCTTGACGCCATCGAACGGGAACCACAGGGCGTCGTCGTACTCGCACTGCACGATCTGGTCGTAGATGAAGAAGCTGCCTTCCTCATCCTCCGGGATGCACATGTACTCCTGATTCCAACGCCGGATACCCTCCTCCTGCTCTTTCTGGCGCAACCACTCAGCCCGCTCTTCGGCGCTGAACGGCTTTTTATAAATCTTTTCGAGCATTCCCTCATCGACCGCCCGAGTGATCGGGATAGTATGGAGGTTCCAGTCGTCGCCGAGCAAGCCCTTTTTGTACTTGATGATGAGCTTGTTGAACTCGGAGGTTTTACCTTTGTGCGTCGAGCAGATCGTGATCGGCTGACGCCACATGCGGCTCGGCAAGAGCGCGTCGAGCACGTCCGCCTGCTGCTTGTGCAGAGCGAACTCGTCGGCGATTTTATACCCGCGCCATCCGCGCCAGGCGTCCGGGTTGCTCGAAAGCGCAGTCACTTCGCGCCGGTTCGGGAATTTGACGTGGTAGGTGCTGACGGCCTCTTTTTCGCCCGTCTCGGCGTTTTCGGTGACGGTCTCGTCCTCGTATATCGCGTCCGGGACGCTTTTGATGAGGCGGAAGAGCTTGGCCCATGCCGCTGTGTCCTGGATAAACTGCTTGGCGAGGAGCTTGGTCTTGGTTCCGACAAACGTGTCCCAGCGTCCCTCAATTCCGGTGATTTCGCGCGCTTTCTCTGCGAGCGCCCACGAAATACCCTCCTGCCTGCCTTTTTGGATCAGGTCGGCGATGTGACGGTCTTGAATGACGTCGAGCTGAAACGGGAGAAAGATTTTCTCCATCGGCAGCTTCGTGTACTGCGAGAACTCGTCGGGATGTCGGGATTCGGTTGGCATCAGCGGAGCAGGCCAAGTTGCGCGAGGGTCTTCGCGATTTCGTCGCTGGCGGCCTCAAGGCGCTCGGCGGCGGCGGTTTTATCCGGGTCGCTACCCGATGGCGCGGCGGCCTCTTCGTACTCCTGCAAGCGGACGAGGCCGGGTGCGACGCTTTTCACGAAGTTCAGCAGGGCCGGGTTCGGTTCGCCGTCTTCGTCGAGCACCTTGATGATGCGGTCGAGGAGCTTGTCCATGACCTTATGCAGCTTCTCGCTGCTCTTGGCCTGTATCTCCTCGATGTTCTCGCGCTGTTCGGCCCACTTGCCGTCCTTCGCCCACTCGCGGAGCTGACGCTCACTGACCGGGGTTCCGGCTTGCTTAAAGTGGGTCTCCATCTGCTCGAAGGTGTGGCGCTCCATAAAAAGCTGCCGAGCGACCGGATATAATTGGTCTCGCTTGGCCATTATCCGTAAAGGCTTTCGTGGAGGGCGTCAGCGTCATTTTGCGCCTGCTTCGCCTCGGTCACGATGGCGTGGTAGTCCTGCGCCGCTTGAAGGAGTGCGGCTGTATCGACGCTAAAGGGGTCGGTCAGGCCGCCCGCGTTACGGATTTCGATCAGCGTCCGCTGGCCCTGCGCTTGCGCCCGGAGCGTGCGGATTTTCTGGCTCAACTTTTCGAGTTCGTCCTTTGCGACGGCACGTGCTTCCTTGCTCATGAGGCTTTTGCTTTTGCGGTGTTGCAGTTGATGTGGTTGCGGCAGCGGTCTTCGAGGATTTTTGAGAGCTTGTCGAAGATTGCCGTCTGGTTTCGGTCGCTCGTTTTTTGCCGCTCGATTACGGCTCGCATAAGGTCGGTCTGGTCGCGGTTGTCTTCGAGCGCGGCGCTGAGGAGCTGCATGTCTTTGTCTCGGGATGAGGAGACCTGGGCAATCATATCCTTGTAAACGGTCGAGGTATGCAGCTCTCTGGCCGTCCACTTCTCGTTTTCGCCCCTGATGTAGGCTGTCCATTTCTCTTGTTCGCCCGCCATATAGGACTTGCCAAGCCAGAAGAGCACGGCGCAGACCACAAGCAGGCTGAAGAGCACAATGGCGAAAATGCCGAGGATGCTGGTGATATCAATAGCGGTCTTGAAAAAGCCGGGGTCTTTGGTAACAGTCGTAACGACGGCGGTCAAGTCTGGCATTACTGCGGGGGTTTGGTTGCGAGTCAAGCGCCGTGGTGCGCCTTTCATTTCCGAAAGTTAATTGCTCTACAACTCACTGTAAAACGAATGGTTATCGCCGAACCAGATTCATTTACGGGGCCGGAAATACGGTGTTATCATACTGGCATATCGAAGGGCAAAGTGCCCGATTTGACCAAGCTTTGAACACAGATTTTCCAGTATGCCGAAGCCGCCGTTTGACCGGTTCAAGATTTTCAAGACCGGTGCCACAAAAAACAAGCATGTGCCCGTCGTCAGCGATGAGCTGATCGAGCGCGTCTTTTCTGCGACAAAGGACAAGTCGCCGAAAGAGATACCGCTGGTGCTCGGCGTCGGTGGCCGCCATCCAAGCGATAACCTGCCGCTCATCGGCTACGCCGACCGCGATAGCCTCGAACTGAGCGAGACACCCGGACAGCCGAAAACGCTGTCGATCAAACCCCTCCGCTTCGCGGAGGACCTCAAGTCCGCGATGAAGAATCAGGGGGTGGACAAGGTGTCCATCCTTTTGCCGCCCGGCGAAGACTTTATCGAGCACATCGCTTTTCTCTCGAACCCCGCCGTGGAGCTGGGGACGGCCTTCGGCGCGGACGATGAGCAGGGTATCGCTTTCGGCTTCGACGAGCTTGGCAAGCCGCTCGAACGGGCGTTCGGTTCCGAGTTCCGCTGGGAAGTCGGCTGGCGCTTCCGTCAGCTCGGCGACTGGCTGCAAACCCTGCGCGACAATTTGATTGCCGACAAGGGCGTCGAGGAAGCTAATAAACGGATGCCGCAGTACCAGATCGACAATCTCAAGAGCGATCTTCCCGAAGACCAACCAGTGCCGACCGGTGACGTACAGCTCGCAACCGGATTTTCTGAACAAAACCATGATGAGATGAAACCAGATGAACTTGCAGCCTTGCAGGCGAGAGCCGCGCGGGCAGATGAGCTGGAGAGTGAAAACGCCACGCTCAAGACCGACAAAGAGGCGCTCGCCAGAAAGCTTTCCGACCAGCAAGCCGAAGAGCTGGCCCGCGAGGTCAAAGCCTTCTGCGATGCCAACGCGACGCGCCTCGGTAAAGAGCGCGACATCTTCGAGGGTATCCTGCTCGACCTGTACACCGCCAAGCCGCGCGCTTTCAGCGCTGCCGACGGCACCACGCAGGAGCGCTCCAGCTACAACGAGATCAAGCGCATTATCGCCGCCCTGCCCGAAAAAGTGGCGCTCGGAGAAGTCGCCGTCAAAGGCAAAGGCTTCGGCGCGACGGAGGGCGCGACAGAGGGTGAGACTGACTTGGCGACTGAGACTCTGGTGGCTCAGTATGTCGCAGTGCGCAAATAAAATTATACCAACACTTTCCGGAGATTCTTATGCTTTTAAACAAGGCGTCTGCCAGCGATGAGCTGACGACAATGGTCGTTGCAGAGCTGTTCAAATACTGCCCCGCGCTGTCTTACCTCCACTTTTTCAAGGAGCCTGGAAACGGCACGACCGAGCCGTATGGCGCTGATGTTGATGGGACTTTCGAAAACCGCGCACTCGGGTCTGCGTTTGGTAGCGCAACGCTTGCTCCGGCATACGGCACCTTTACCCTCAAGATTATTGGCAAGACGATACAGCTTGACGTCGCTTATGAGGATCGCTATTTCGGCAATGTGGCGGCTGCGGCGGCAGGGATCGCAAGCGAGTTCAGTCGCCAGTTGAAAAGCTGGGCTGAAAACGCAGGCCGGAACCTGATGTACAAGATCCTCAACGACACCTCCGCAACTGCCAACCAGTTCAACGGAATCAGGAAAATTATCGCCGACCAGGTCACGGCCGGTGACTCGACGCGGGTGATTTCGTCCGGGACAAACGGTCATCAGATCGTCCTCGGTAGCGACAACGCGGCTACGCTCAGCCAACAGAAGTTTATCGAGTATCTCGATCAGTTAATCGATTCGGTCGATGGTGGTGCTGATTACATCCTGATGGATAACGCGCTTTTGACTCGATTGAGTTCTGTGGCAAAAGGGTTGTGCACCGTGTCTCTCAACGATTGGGGCGCAAAGGTCGGTGACTACAATGGGACTCCAATAGTTCCGACCAGCCGGAACTATGACGGCACCCGCATTATCCCGTTCACCGAGACGGTCGGTACCTCTACGGACTGCACGAGCGTGTTCGCTGTGAGGTCCCGCGAGAAGGCGGGTTTGACCTGTATGACCACAAATTCTGGTCTGTTCGTGTACCCGATGAAGCAGGTGGGTAATTTTTACCAGGTGATGCCTCAGTTGCAGATGGATATGGCAGCGCTCTCGAAGCGTTGCGTCGCTCAGCTCAAGGGTATCCGTATCTGATGCAGTACACCGATCAGGCCTATCTGGAGGGGGGGCTTCCCCCCTCAGGAAAACGCCCACAATCGACGATCAGGATGGCGAGACGGGCAAAGGGACGCGATAAGGGGAGTTAGGTGGTTTTGTACAGGTTTTTTACAGGTTTGAACACTATCGAGGGCGCGGCATCCAATGGCTAATTTGATCTACACCACGGTTGACGACTTCTTGGCGATGATGTCCGGGCAGGCTTTGACTGAGCTGACGGACGATTTCCGCACGGGTGAGATCGATACCGATGTGCTCGCCAAGGCTGAGGCGCAAGCTATCGCTGAGGTCGAGCGGTACGCGGCGCAGTACTACACCCTGCCGCTCGCGTCGGTTCCATCGGTCAAGGCGCTGGTGCTCCCGCTGACCAAGTATTGGCTGTATGCCCGGCGCGGCACTGTCCGCGATGATGTGCGAGAGATGTACAAGGCAACGATGCGTAGCCTCGAAAAGCTCACCGCCGAAAGCCTCGGTTTGCCGGGCATCGAGCGGGCCGCCGGTGACAATGCCGGAGTGTCGGTATCGAGCGAGGATGAGCGCTTCGGAAGCAATTTTATGAATCTTGACTTATGACGGGTTTGCCAGTAATCGGCGGAATAGTTGATAGCATCGGCGACATCGTCAGCCGGTTCAAAAGCTCGGACGAGGATCGTCTGCAAAAGGCGGCGCTCGAAATGGAGCCTCTGCTGACGCAACTCAGGACGAACCTTGCTGAGGCGCAGCACCCGAGTTCGTTCGTGGCTGGCGCTCGACCTGCCGCTATCTGGGTATGCGTTATCGGCCTTTTCTGGCAGGTGGTGCTCTATCCGATAGTGACGTGGGTGTGGGCGTTTTTGCACATGCAGGGCGCACTACCGCCGTCGCTCAACATCGAGGTGCTCAATACAATGCTTTTCGCACTGCTCGGTATCGGCGGCATGAGGAGTTTCGACAAGGTGAAAGGAACGGATACAAAACAGATGTCGCGATGAACAAAACTTTTAAGCAGTTATTAATGGCTGCGCTGATCACGCCTTGGATAATAGCGATTTTGTCGTTGCTTTCCGGCTGTTCTGCTATGCGTATTGAAAAGCCAATGACGGGGCGCGACCGGCTGGCTTACGCCATAGCTGGCAATTCCAGCGCGAGAATTAAGGCAGGTGGGTCGGTTAAAGCTGGAACGATCGGCATGGACACGGGTAAAACTGTGTTGATGGCGACGGATAAAGCGCGCCTGTTGCTCGACCTTGCCGGGGCTGACCTCGGGGTACCTGTGGGGCGCCCTGCCGGGGCGGCTGGCGTGCCTCGCTCCATGGCGGGGACGGATATAATTGATACGATTGTTACTGAGACGATAAGCGCCACGGAGGCGCTCCTGCCGGTGCGGACGGTCTCGACGATGATCTCGGCAGCGCACGCCTCCGGGGAAGACCTCACCGATGAGGCGATGCTTGCGGTGTACGGCATGGATGACGATGCTCGTGCGGGCCTTATCAAGACGCTGGAGAGCAAGTAAGCCAGTATGAGCCTCATTACCGACATCTCCGATGCGCTGATTGCGCGGCTTTCTGCCCCGGTTGCTGGTGCTGACGACCTCGTCGTCGTCCGCAAGCGGGGCGGCGTTGATACGCCGGTGCCGCTGCCGGTCGAGGCGTACCCGTCGAAGGTGACTGAGACTGAGATCAACCGCCTCTCCAGCGAGGGCGCGGTGCTTGTGCGCTACATGGGTCAGAAGCGCCAGCAGGTTCGCCGGGGGCGTGGCCGCGCGG